CTGTATAGCCTACGCTGTAACCGTGAAAAAGTAAACCTTTGGTTTTCCACTAATACCCCTCAAGTTCTGAGGGGTATTTTTCCTTGTAGAATCAACAACTTACGATACCTCCAGAAAGTTGTTGTCTTTAATCCAAGATTCAGCGATAATATATCTAATGAATCGAGAAAAGGACGTGAAATGACTCTACTGACTGTTGGAAACCCAAAGCTGCTCAAAGGTACTAAGAAGGGTTATTTGTCTTCTGTCCTCCACTTCGCTCCAGCTGACTTGTCTGGTAAAGAAGTCTGTCCAAAGCGTACTGCAGGTTGCACAGCTGCTTGCTTGAACACCGCTGGTCGTGGCGGTATCTTCAAGAAGGGTGAATCTACCAATGTGATTCAACAAGCACGTATCCGTAAGACTAAGGCATTTTTCGAGAATCGTCAAGAGTTTCTCAATGAGTTGACTCTTGAGATTGTCAAGACAATCAAGAAGGCTGAGAAGCAGGGGTTGATTCCAGTGTTTCGTCTTAATGGCACTTCTGACTTGGCATGGGAAAAGTACGAAGTTGCTGAAGGTAAGAACATTTTCCAGATGTTTCCAGATGTTCAGTTCTATGACTACACGAAGATCAACAATCGTAAAGTCAAACACATCCCCAACTATCACCTCACTTTCAGTAAGGCTGATGGCAACGATATGGATGTGCGTATCGCTCTTTCCAATGGTATGAATGTCGCTGCAGTTTTCCACAGCGTGCCAGAGACTTATCTTGGTCGTGAAGTTATCAATGGCGATGAAACAGACTTGCGTTTCCTCGATCCAAAGGGTGTTATCGTTGGCTTGAAGGCTAAGGGTAAAGCTAAGAAAGACACGACAGGTTTTGTAGTATGATTTACCACACCACTCCAATGAAGTCCAAGAAACGTAAACCAAATGCTAAACAACGTGAGTTAGATAAATCATGGGCTGACCTTCTTAAGAAGTATGAACCAAAGAAGCCTCTAGCAGTCGCTAAGGATGCTGGTCTTTCATACTCACTTGGCATACCTGCTGGTCGGGAGACCCCTAAGCTGCCGAGTCGTTCAACTGCTGGTGGGAATGCCAGCTGGCGTCCCAATCCAGTCTACACAGGCGATAAGATTAAAGGTATTGGTACAATGCATAAAAGCAATGCTGTACCAGTGTTTAGTGACGAAGAAGCTCATGATATTGCAACAATGAGGAGAGGTTAATGGAACCGAAAAAACTTCTAAAGATTCGCCTAATGCCAGATGGTACTTGGCAGAATGTATATGTACAGGATTCTGATATGGATCGCTTAGATGCATTCTTATTGGAAGAAATTCAAAGACAAACTAGAATGTCTCGACGAGAACGTATCCAAAAGAAGGCAGAAGATTACATCGAAGAAGCCTTAGCTATGTCTGATTATGAAGAGTCTAAGATTGTCCTCTCTCATATCATGAATCTGAAATAAACCTTGCCTTGCAATATAAACTGGAGTATAATATGGATATGGACTTGATTACTAAATACAATACCCTGCTCTCTGAGCGCATGAAGATGGATAAATTCTTCACTATGTTCTTAGACAAATTTGAACGTAAGATGGATCCAGAACGTACCGATACGCCTATCTGGAAACTCTACAAACAAAAGCATAAAGAATATGGACAACTTTGTCAAGAAATTAGAAACACTAACTACTACATACAGCGACAAGCCAATGTTTAAGACAGCCAACGAATTCTCTCTACATATTGAATCAATCGTTCGAGATAAACGTCTTAATTACATGGATGCTGTTCTTTATTACTGTAAAGAAAACTTTCTGGAACCTGCGGATGTATCATCGCTTATCAACAAGTCATTGAAAGATAAGATCGAGATGGATTTTCGTGAGTTGAATTATTTACCAAAACAAGCTAAACTAGACGTGTAAAACATATGGATGGTTTCAAAGCATACCGTTATTACCTAGCTATCAAACTGCATTTTACGACTGAAAAATTTAACGTCTTCGAAAGTCGAGGTAATGTTAAAGGCACTCGTGAGGCGTTCAATGCTCGTAATGACAGATATATTTTCGAAAAACTTGCAGGTAAGTTTGATACCGACAGAGACATAATTCAGTTTTTTGTATCAAACTTTGCTTATGGAAATGGCAATGCAATTTACGAAGGTAAGACAGCTGAAGATAATCTCGTTGAGTGGAGTAGACGTAAACAAGCTATCACTCAAATTTTTATCGATGACTTGGCTAAATTGCTGTCATACATAGAAGTGAATAAGCTACCAAGCAGCTCAGTGTTAAATTTTGTTGAAGATGAATATCCAGTCGCACTGAAGTTATTCATCGGAGGACAAATAAGTATAGAAACACTAAACATCTTAGAAGATTACCATCCTATTGTTGAACACTGGAGTCAAAACTCTGCTGTGAAACACATATGGAGCGATGAACTGTTACGAATTAAAAAGTTGACTGGGTTCGTTAAGTATAATAAGATTAAGGCTAGTCGAGTTTTCACACACTTCATGGAAGAAATTGCAGAGTAATACAATGGGTAAGACTTACACTCAATCGAAGCGATTCGATGACGAATTTGGTGGGCGTTCAGGGAAACCTGCCAAACATAGCAGCGGTAAAAAAACTGGTGGTATGAGAACGCTAAATAGTTATGTTGAAGAAGATTATGATATCAACGTCGAAGATTTCGATGATGAGTTTGAATTAGACGATCAGATTTCAATACAACACAATACTAATACAAAGTAAATACTAAGGAAAATATATGGATATCCAAAAACTACGTGCTATGCGCAACTCTGACTTTGGTGCTATTTCTAGCGCATTCGAAAAAGTCGCAAATCCCCAAACTGAAACCAAGTCATACAACGACGATCGTTACTGGCGTCTCGAAGGTGACAAAGCTGGCAATGGTACTGCCACTTTGCGTTTCCTCCCACGTGTAGAAGGCGATGATCTCTCACGGGTTCCAAGGTCCAACTGGTAAATGGTACATTGAAAATTCTCTGACCACTCTTGGCGAGAATGACCCTGTCGGTGAATTGAATACTACGCTATGGAACTCTGGTTCTGAATCCAACAAAGAAATTGCACGTAAGCAAAAGCGTAAGCTGAGTTTCACTGCAAACGTCTTGGTTGTGTCTGATCCAAAACACCCAGAGAACGAAGGCAAGGTATTCTTGTTTAAGTTCGGTAAGAAGATCTTTGATAAGATTATGGACAAGGCTCGCCCAACTTTCGAGGACGAGAAGCCACTGAACGTGTTTGATTTGTGGGAAGGTGCCAACTTCAAGATGCGTATGCGTAAGAAGGACGGTTATGCTAACTATGACGAATCTGCATTCATGGAGCCTTCTGCTGTTTCTGACAACGAAGACAAACTGTTGGCTATCGTTAATGCGCAACACAAGCTGTCTGAATTCACAGACCGTAAGAACTTTAAGTCTTACGACGAGTTGAAGAAGAAGTTGAATGAAGTTTTGTCTGGTGATTCTTTTGCGCCTAAGAGTGCTGCTGAAATTGCTGATGAACCACGTTCTGCACCAGCACCTGCTTTTACTACTAAAGCAGCACCATCACCAAAGTCTGCTGTCTCTAACCAAGACGACGACGAAGATGTGATGTCTTATTTCCAGAAGATTGCCAACGACGAGTAATCAATTCTGCGGAATGATTAATGGGAGCCTTGAGCTCCCATTTTTATGCTTGTCGTAAACGACTATCAGCGTACCTGTTAACAGATGAATCCTGATTTCGAATCGGCGCTCGAATGATCTGGTTCTGTGTAGTATTGTTATTTACTGGTGCATTAACTATGTTAGAACCACCAGATTGTTTCTCAGGTAACGATGCACCAGCATTATCAGCAGATTTTTGTTCAACAGTAGACGCCGATGTTGGAGCAGGTGCTTCTGGTGATTTAGAACCACCTTCACTTTTGAATGGATAGAATGGACCAACACTAACTTCTCCAGTTAGCTTGGAATCAAATAATTTAATCTTAGGAATTCCAATAGCAGATAAAGCAGACATTAATCCATCTTTAGCTGATGTCAGGAATTCCATAAATGGTGTAACAACGTGTTCACCAATCCAAGAACTAAAGTCACCAATAACTTCTTTGATGGCATCCTTATCGAATAGACCAAACGTTAAGAAGTCCACGATACCAGCTAGACCAGCAATAAGTGCCTTACCTATACTGCCTGTTTTCATATACTCATCGAAGCCATCTGTAATACCTTCGAATAGAGATCCAACGATCATACCAATAGCAAAGATTTTACCCAAAGCCTTGAGAATATTCATCGGGCTAAACATAGTCTTTATAGCAGTCATGAAGCCTTCACCCAAGAATCCAGTGATCGTATCCATTAAACCACCACCACCAGATGCTTTTTCTGGTTTAACTTTCTCAACTCCGCCAGTCTTACCACCAAGCCCGTCTCTGATTTCTTCTAGAAGTTTAAGTTCTTTTTCTTGAACTTTGGCTGCTTCCATTTCAGACTCTTGCGCTGCGCCAGCGTTTAGAGACATAACTGGAGTTGGAGAGAATTGATTAGTTGCTACATCATGTGAGCCATATTTGTCTGTCAACTCATTACGTTTTGATATGAGAGCAGCACCACCCTTGGTCTTAGACATTTGCTCTTCAGATAAACCAGTGGCTCTTTTAAACTTATCAATTTCTTGTTCGTGGCTTTTGATTTCTTTAGCAGTTTGAAATGCACCTTCTGCATTAGCTGCACTAGTATCACCACCAAGAAGGCGTTGCTTTTCTCTGAACTCGCTTTTAGCAATAGCTTTGTTAAATACTCCACCAACGTTTAGAGCACCCATCACTGTTCGCCCTAACCCACCAGTCTTAAGGCTTAGCTTTTCTTGAATACCTTGCTTCTTTGCATTAAGGCTGGCACCCATCTCTTGGAATACGTTACCTTGAGTTTTCATTGTCTGGGCTAGGTCTGCGATATTAGCAGCTTCAACACGCCACTCACGTTCGTAGTCTTCTTGCTGTTTTGCTCTACGTTTAGTAGTCTTTAGTTGATCTTCAAGAGTGTCCAGAATCTTTTCTTGTAATCCAGAAAGATCTTGATTACCAGTAGAAACTTGTTTAGTTTTCTCGTGATGCTGAGACAATTCCATCAATTTTTTGATTGAGGTTAGCTCGCCCAACGTAGACACTTGGGCTTCTAGTAAGTTTTTGAAATCACTTGAACTTACATTAACAACATAACCTAATTGATTTTTTGCCATCTTTATCTCTTTTTAGATTCGATTCTTTGTTTTTCTTCTTCTAGATACTGGATCAACATATGTGTATAAATTTCTCGCTCAAATGGTATCATGTTTTCTAACTCAGCTAGAGAGTATTTGTGATACTGCATCAAAGCGAAATTCATTTTATAGAAGTTCACCAAACTCTCGTGACACAGGTTTATTAAAAAAAACTTTGCATGCCCTCCAAGGCAACTTTGTGGTGTTTACCACACACAGGGCAGTTATACTCTACTTCTTTTCTAATCTTTGGCATTGTAGTAAAGAATGCTTGAATATTCTTAAACTGGTCTGTGGTAAGATTACCCAAAAATGTTAGAAGCTCTTCTTTCTTCTGCTCAGCGCCATAGTGGAGTTCGTCGCCCTGATAGATGTAGTCAATACAATCTGCGATAACATCAAAAATCGCATCAATGTTTTCAGTGTCTAGCTCTTCAAGTCTAGTCATAACTTTCATCGTTGGATACCTCATCACAACACCAACGTCTTCAAATAAATCAATCTTGTTCGTGTGACCTTCTGGCTTGTCTACTTGTAGACTAGTTAAATCAATAGAGATTTTAACCTTAGCCTTGTCGTTTTCTCCTCCGTGATCGATATCACATGGGAATAGAAGTTCAACAATTTCACCGACAGACTTAGCACGGATCTGCGTGAAGATGTATTCAATATCAAACATCGCCAACTTATCAATATCAATTTTATCTAGAACGCAGTCTTGGATAACACCCTTTAGGCTGTCAATCATCACAGTGATGTCTTCAGATTGTTGTGCTATCAATAAAGCCTTTTCTTCTTTAACGAGAAAGGGACGATACTTAACATTCACTCCAGTGGATGGCACCGTTAAGTTGTACTTCGGTGTTGCCATAATTGGTAAAGCCATAATTATTCTCCTTGCATTTTCTTGATCATTTTGTTTAATTCAGCAGTGCTACCCACGAAGATAGCATTGTTGGTCACTTTATCACCACCTGACTTAGCTGCACCTTTTGGCGCATCTAGTTTGGCTTTTTGCTGGTGGATGTCCATCAGTTGTTGGTTCACATCAGCTAGTTGTTTCATTAAATTACCCACCACCTCGAAGGCACGTGGGTGTTCAGATTGTTTAGCTACTTCTAACGCATGCGTTAGCGCAGCTTGTCCTGTAGACAATAACTCACGAAGGTTATTTCTGGTAACATCGTAATCCGTTTCAATCTTATCGTTAGATTCAGGAATTACTGTACCATCTTTCGCAATCACTTCAGTCTTTGACATCGGAGCGACATCAAAGATTTCTGACAAAGAATCATCAAGTTTCATATTGTTTAATCGTTTCTAGTGTTTCTAGTTGGTGGGTCACTTGGATCGAGTGCTGCAACTGGTGTTGGGGTTGACAGAACTGGTTTTGGGATTGCGCTTGGCGCAGGTACGCTAGGTGTTGGAAAGATGCTTGGTGATCCTGTTGCTGTCGTTGATGCCCCGCCATTGTTTGCTCCTGCTAATTTTTCTTGAGTACGACCCATTGCTGCGATACCCAGAACAGCACCCATTGCTACGTGGAACAGACCTGCTCCTTGTAGTGTTAGTGGTTGCCATTGTGTGATAGGTTGCTTCAAAATAGTCTGAGCTAGACTCCATAGAATAGGGAACAACATAAAGTCGGCGGTACAAATAGCCATGTACATCCAACCCATCATTGGACGCCACTTGGAGTTCATCCAATCTTCTTTTTTCTGTTCGCTGTCGCTTATTTTAGTTTCTTCTGCCATAGTGATCACCCTTAGAATTTTAGTTTTGATGTTATTTTAGAAAGTTTAGACTGTAGAGCAGGTAACTTAGTAACAGCATAAGCACCTGCTGTGCCAATAGCGATATTCATTAGCCTATCAGTCAATGCATTCTTTGGCAACCCATCTGCTAACTCTGATGGAGCCACATAAGAAGTCTCATACCATTTATATGCCATTGACACTGACAATTTCATTATATCTTTAGACGCATAATCTAGTTGTACAGCGCCGATGCTCTTTGGGTAACATTCATGTAAAGTCACCCAGTATGTTGGTTTGCCAGCACCATCTTGCACTTCAATCGTGATGTCAGATGTATACTGATCGTAGTAATTAAATGTGCGAGTGGTAGGGTTGTAAATATTACTGTGCCACTGGTCGAACAATACTTTAACTTGCATATCTTTGTCCATATAGAATGACATGTTGATATGTTCGTATAGCTTTTCATATGGGGTTTCTCTAAATTCGCCGAATGATCTATTCTGCGATGTGGAGAAGTTAACACCTGGAAGTTGAATCTGATCGCAAAATAATACTGCTTTTTCTACAGTTTTTGCATTAAAACCCAGCATTGATTTTGGTAGATTGAGCACGACAGCATAACGGTTAGCTCTGGCTAATCCATTAGACTTTACGGCTGCTGTGAATTCTTTGATAGTTGCCATTATAGTTTTCTAATTTTTCTTCTGGATTCTTCCCAGACCTGCTGCTTGCTTGCACCAACGAATTGTTCGACAGGTAGTAACATAGCAGTCGCCCAGTCATTTGAGTCGACTTTTCTGAACTGACTTCTCACATGTGAATTCAGATACTGTTTAACACAAGGTTGGGCTGCTTTAAATTTAGAAACTCCATCAATCATAGCCCATGAATACTTTATTCTTGTAGTTTCATCTAATCTATTATTAGACTTGAAAGCTAACAGATTATCCAACAATTGCATACGAAGAACATACGGTAAGTAATGCATGTTTAGACCATAGAACCCATCAACTGTCTTTCTGAATGGAAAGACCAGAGGGAAACGGTCATAGTATGGAAGATCATCTTTAGTTTTTGGATCGTACGCATACATGTACAAATTACCTGGAACTAGAGTTTTAGTCAACGCATCTACATTGCCATTCATCACTTTCTTAGGAGTGAGCTGCTGCTTAGTCATCTCTCTGACTTGCGTGTCAAACCATGATCTGGATCTTTTAACCGCAGTCAGAAGGTCAAATTGGTTACGTTCAAAGACGTCTTGCATTGGTGGTTTTTTAGCCATAATCTTATTTAGGCTTCTTGAGCCCAAGTTCGTACTCAGTTATTACTTTGAATTCCCACTTTCTATCCTTACAATACTCTCGAGCAGCAGCCCACTTAGCTTGATTCTTAATGTATGCATAAGATTCAGTGAGATACTTCTTAGTATTTCGACCTGGATACACTGGAGGCTGACATTGTTGAGCTGGTTTCACTTCGACGAGATAAGTCTTCAGAGTATCACCCGTTGTGGCTACCTGAATCTTAAAGTCGACAAAATAACGATGAATGCGGTTATCCGTCGGGCAACGATATGGGATAATCGTCTCCTCTGAATTCCACTTGATCACCTTAGGGTTTTTATCGCACCAGTTGGCAAACTGGGTCTCCCAAGACGATCTCATGATGATATTTGTTGGATCACCCACGTACTTTTCTGCAAAGACTGGGGTAAACTTTCTTTTATGGAACATAAATAAGTGATTAGGGAATAAATAATCGCCCACTATTTAGAGAAAAATATGTCACTCATCTCAGACGCTCAAGCAGCAGCAAGATCTATTAAAGAGGGGGTCAATGGCTATGCAAATACGCTACAAAACCCAGAAAATCTATACAAGAATAGAGGTACATCAGCAACTTTTGAACAGAAGAAATATGATGTGAACAATCACTGCTATCCTTCTGATTTGATGGCTGCTGATGGTCGTTACGGTGGTAACTATGCATTGTTTTATATTAATGTAGCGACAGATTCTAAGTTATTTAAAGACAAAAGCGTACAGACTGTTGATAACTATTCTCCGAGAGATCGTGGTGATCTAATTGGGCAAAACATGTCTAAAGCAGGGTTGATCGGTTCTAACGCTGCCGTTATCGGTTTAGAAGCATATGCTGCTAAGAAACTAGGTATCGGTAGTGGTGATTTGAATGCCAAAGTTGCTGCAGCAGCAACGGTTGGTGTTGGTGTAGCTGCTTCTATGGCTCCAGATGCTAAACGTTCTCAGCGTCGTCTAAAAACAGCCATCGCCCTTCACATTCCAAACCAGCTATCTATTCGCTATGGCGTTCAATGGTCTGAAGATGATACATCTATGTTAGCCATGGCAAATGCTGGTGGTACTGAAATTATGAAAGCTGTGACTAGCATGGGTAAGAATAGCGATGTGTCTGGTGTAGCTCAAGCAGTTATCACAAACATCGCATTATCTAAAGGTCCAAATGCTTCTGCAAACTCTGCTGCACTTGGGCTTGCGTCTAATCCTAAAAAAGAACAAGTGTTTAAAGGTGTTGACTTTAGAACATTCTCGTTCGAGTATCAATTCTTCCCTAGAAATTCTGATGAGGCTAAGAACGTGATGCGAATTATCCAAGAATTCAAGTATCATATGCATCCAGAATTCAAAGACGCTAACAACTTTGTTTACATCTATCCTTCTGAGTTTGATATCGTTTACTACGCCAATGGCAAAGAAAACAAGAACCTACATCGCCACACCTCTTGTGTATTGACTGAGGTTAATGTAAACTATACACCGAACGGATTGTTCACTACATTCTCCGATGGCCAGCCTACGCAAATTAACGTGACTCTAGCATTCCGTGAATTGGCTCTGTTGACAAAAGATAAAATTAAGGATGGTCTATAAAATGTACTTTAAAGATTTTCCAACTACGCTGTATGACTTTGACATCAACTCAAAAAAGTCTGAAGGAACTCAAGCAACTGCTATTGCAAACTTAACCGCAGGTGGTGTTGGTTCTGTGACAATCACCAATCCAGGTTCTGGATATACGTCAGCATCAGTAACATTTTCTGAACCTGAGAATGTCGGTGTAACTGCATCAGCTAAGGTTATTATTAGCAATGGTATTATCACTAACATCATTATGCTTTCTACTGGAACAGGTTATAACTTAACACCAAGTGTTGTTATCACACCACCTTATGGTATCATTAAGAAAGAAACAAAAGCCTTCTTAATGACTGACATCACTCGTAACATTCGTTTCCGTCGTGATATTTTATCTAACATTACAGTGTATGATGAGTATGATATTATTGACGGAGAGACTCCAGAAATTATCGCAGAGAAAGTTTACGGTAACGCACAGTATCACTGGATCGTTATGCTCACTAACGACATTTACGACTATACTTCAGATTTTCCACTAACGCTATTAGCATTTAATCAATATATGATTGATAAGTATGGAGATCAAGCAGATGAAGTTCATCACTACGAAGATGAACTGGGTTACACAGTTAACTCTGATGCTCCATCCGCCGTGTCTGTATCAAATAGACAGTATGAAGAAAAGATCAACGAATCTAAACGCCGTATCAAACTAATTTCTAAAGATTTGATATCAGTTGTGCTGAAGAACTTTAAAGATCAACTATAATGCAATCGTCAGAACAATCAGTTAGATTTGCAGGTGATGTAAATATCGCCAAGATTAAAATCGTAACTAGAAATGGTCTAGCGCAAGATATCACAGCGCAGGTCATCAACATTCAGATTTTTGAAGACTTGTTCTCCCCATTCATTACAGGGAGTCTAATCATTAAAGATTCTTTGGATTTGATTAACTTATTTCCATTCGCTGGAGAGGAAGAAGTTGAGATCGAAATCAATACACCTTCTCTTCAAACAGGTAATATCAAGGCTAAGTTCTACATTTACAAAATGACAGACAGAGAAATGCTTGGTGATAGAAGCATGGTATATCAGCTACACTTTATCTCTAATGAAGCTATCGTTGATTTAAATAAAAAGATTAGCAAAGTCTATGGTGATAAACCTGAGGTGATTGTTCAGAGTTTATTGGAAGATCAAGTGAATGGACTTCAAACTACAAAGAAATTTATATCAGAACCATCAGCTAAAATCGCTAAGTTTATCTCTAACTTTTGGTCACCAGTAGAAGCTATCAACTATGTAACTCAACTTGCTGAGAATAAATCAGGTTCTCCATCTTATGTGTTCTATGAGAATCGTGATGGATTCTACTTTACTAGTTTAGAGTCTTTGTATGAAGCTCAAGTTTATCAAGAGTTCACGATGGACAAGTACACTCGTGATGATAAAAAGAGTGGCGGTGACGGTAAGAATGTATCAGAAGATTATAAGCGTATTGGCTCAATTAGTATCCCAAAAGGTTTCGACTACATGGATAGAATTAGAACTGGATTCTTTTCCTCTAAGCTAATCTCATATGATCTAACTAAAAAATCTTATAATGTCAAAGGGTTCAATATGTTTGATGGGTTCTCTTCTGAGAAACATTTAAACAAATATAACGTGGCATCTGATAAGGCTATCTTCAGAACCAACTCTAAGTTGATCAACTATCCACGAATGAATTCAAACTTTAGTGGTTTTAATGATGCCACTAACTATAGAAATACTCAAAAGAGAATCTCTTTACTTGGTGCAGCTGAAGCAAACAAAATTCAAATTACTGTCCCTGGTCGTTGTGACTATACAGTTGGACAAAAAGTTAAGGTTACATTAAATAAGATGGAACCAATCTCTAAAGACGATACGGATGTAACAGATAAAATGTTTTCTGGCTACTACCTAATCGCCGCAGTAAACCACTATATCACTCGTGATATGCATGAATGTTCTATGGAACTAATTAAAGACTCATTAATGATGAGCGTTGACGGGAACAAATAATGTTTTATACAGGCGTAGTTGAAAATAGACAAGACCCATTACAACTCGGTCGATGCCAAGTTCGTATCGTAGGACTTCACACTCATGATAAAACTCAGTTACCTACTGAGCAACTGCCATGGTCTACACCAGTTCAACCAGTAACTTCTGCTGCGATGAATGGTATTGGTATGACTCCAATTGGTCCAGTTGAGGGTTCTACAGTTATCATCATGTTCGCAGATGGTGCACAGCAGCAACCTATTATGCTTGGTACTATTGGTGGTATTCCAACAGCACCAAAGTCTATTGAAGACGACGACAGCGCCACGCCATTCGATGAACAATCAAACTTAAAAGACATCGTACTGCGTACCATCGATGGTCCAGTCACAGGTAAGCAGTTAACCTTTATTGACAGAGAAACCAACCGATCTAATCTCACTAAGGGATTAACTGCCAACATGAAGGTTGTTGGTTTCGGGTTATCTGACAACTGTATTATTGTCACTATTGATAACGAAAAGCAAATTACGATTAGTGAACTTGTTACTGGTTATGGCGAGAACATTATCACGTTCAAACCTGCTGCCACTAACTTAGACGCTGTTAATACAAGTAAGCTGCAAGGTGTCTTGATGACGGCAACTGGTTTACCTGTGACTACAAACGATGGCACACCAGTTCGATCTGCTGAGTCACAACAAGGTGCTCCTGTTCAGACTGCCACGAATACTTCTATTCCAACCATCCCTCCACCAAAATCTACTTCGGATGCATCTAAGTCATCTGCTGGCATTAAAGCACTTATTGCAGCTTGCGATAAAGTTGGTCTGACAACCAAAGAACAAAAGTGCGCTCTTTTGGGTATTGCAGGCGGCGAGACTACTTGGATTCCTCAATTAGAATCATACAACTACTCTGCCTCTCGTATGAAGCAGATCTATTCATTCGCCACAGATGAGGATATTGCCAAATACTCTGATGCTTCTAAGAAAGGTATCACACGTGCAGAATTCTTTTCATGGGCATATGGTCCAACGAAACGTGGTAAAGGTTTCTTGGGTAATTTGACAGATGACGATGGTGGTAAGTATTTCGGTCGTGGTTTTATCCAATTAACTGGTAGAGCAAACTATGCACGTTATCAGAAACTTGCTAACGAAGCTGGTCTAAACATCGACATCGTAAACAATCCAGATTCTCTTGATACTGATATCAATGTATCTGCTATGGTAGCAGCTCTTTACATTAAAGATCGTGTAGCTAAAGGTGTGAAGCCTACTGAACATCCTGGGTTTTTCTTAGCTGCTAAGAAAGCAGTTGGCGTAAACTCGCCAGACATTACTGCCAAGAAAACATCATACTACGAATATTTCTATGGTGCAGTGGCAGGTAATGCTGTAGACAAAGATGCTGGTGCACCACTGGCGGCACCAGCTGCTGATTATAGTGGTGTCCCTGGACCTTCTGCAGAATCTATTAAGCGTGGTACAGATAACACAGGTTTCCGTGACCCAAATAATAAATATCCTCTAAAAGAATACTTAAACGAACCAGATACTAACCGTCTCGCTCGTGGTATCATCGATGGAACTATCGTCGAAAAGAAAGATGCCAGCATCGTTAAAGGTGTGCCAAAAGCAGGTGGTATGGGCTCTTGGGATCAACCAATCCCGTCTTTTGGTGCTCAGTATCCGTATAATAAAGTTTTTGAAACTGAATCTGGTCACATTCAAGAGTTTGATGACACACCTGGCCAAGAACGTATTCATACATACCACAGAGCAGGAACATATCAAGAGATTGACCCAAACGGCTCTGTTATTAACTACATTGTTGGTGATAAGTTCACTTTGATGGAACGTAACGGATGTATTCACGTTGGTGGCGAATGTAACATTACAGTTGATGGCAACTTAAACGTATTTGCTCGCACAGACGCTAACATCGAAGTGGCTCAGAATGCGACTATCCGTGTTGGAAATAATCTAGACGTTGGTGTTGCAAACGATATGTATTTTGCAGCTGGAGGAGATGTCCTTGTTAAAGCGGGTGGTACATTCAAAGTACAAGCTAATGATGTTTCTATGTTAGCTGATGCAGATTTAACCATGCAGGGCACTGGTGCTGTAAGTGCTAAAGGTAATACAGTTAATGTAGAATCTGCTGGTTCTATGGATCTTCTTGCAGGCGGTACTCTATCTGCAGACTACGCTGAAGGTCAATTCGGCAACGGTGCCGCTGGTGCTACAGATGTATCTCCAGTTGAATTAACACCACCGCCTGTTGGTGATCCGATCAACGCTGTTGTTCCATATCTAATCCCACCAGAACGTAAGACTGAAGAATTAGCTGCGAACGAAACGCCAGAAGACTTCAATACACCAGAGGGACGTGCTGCATCAAACGCTGCCGTAATTGCTGGTGTACCAAACGCTCCAGCGCCAGCAGCCACAGAAGAAGCTGGAACACCATCTGGTGGGTCTGGTAAGCAGATCCCAGTTGATTGCAAAATTATCTACGGCACTAAAAACTTCACGAATGATTATACTATATCCAAAAACTTCACTCTTGGTATGTTAATGGATGGTGGTGTTAATGGTAAGCATAAGCTAGTTGATCAGATGCTGAAAGATGGTCCAAACACACAAGAACGTGTATATACGGTTCAAGAAATTGTGTGTAACTTGGCGATGTCAGCTCAGAACATTCTTGAACCATATCTTGAAGCACTTCCAGGTGGTATTGGTGGTTATAACAAACAATGGAAGATTTCTTCTGGATATCGTCTAAAGGGTGTTGTTCCAACTGAGTCACCATTCTCTGACCACTGTAAAGGTCACTGTTTCGATATAGCGTTGATGCTGCCAGACCGTAATAACAAGACATACGCACTGGTCCAACAGCTAGAAAAGTTAATCACATACGATCAACTAATTTTAGAATATCGTGCCACAGATTCGGTATGGATTCACACAGCGTATAAACCACAAGGTAATCGTAAGATGGCATTCACTATGGTAAATGACTCTGTATATAAAAGAGACTCCAAAGGTATTCCATCTGGTTTTATTCTTCTAGATACAATTCCACCGAAAGCTAAAAGGGTATGACAGCCTTAACTTATAAGGGTGCAATGAGTAAAGGACAAGATGGATATCCTCCATCTGCCCTTACTGTTATGCAGTGCTCTAAAAGTTATGTTGGTGGAAATATTATCGGTGTGATTGGTGACCAGTTTGACGATCATGGACCATCACCTCAACACACAGGAGTTAAACGAAAGATTTCGACTGGTGCTGCAAAGACTTATTTTGAGGGTCATCTGGCTGCAAGAGTTGATGATTTAATTGCAGATGGCGATGCAATTTCCAGCGGAAATGCAAAGACTTTCATAGAATAACCTAAATAAACAATATGGCAAGAAATACAAGAATCTTCTCGGACTTAGACTTCAATTTCACTCCTCACCCAGTGACTGGTGATATTGTACGTCGTTTTGATGAGAACGCTATCAAGACTAGTCTGAAGAACTTGATTATGACTGCTAATTATGAGCGACCATTCCACAGCGAAATCGGTAGCCCAATTAAAAGATTATTATTCGAGCCAGTTACTCCAATGCTCGAAGTTATGCTCCGCAGATCAATCATCGATACTATCGATAACTTCGAACCTCGTGTTCAAGTACTAGACGTAATCGTAGTGGTTTCTGAAGATGAATATGACGTTAGTGTGACTATAGAGTTTCAAATTTTAAATACAAACCAACCACTAACTCTTGATTTAACGCTAGAGAGAACACGATAAATGGCATCCAATAAGAAAATCAATGTAACAGAGTTAGACTTTGATAATATCAAGTCTAACCTAAAGAACTTCCTAAAGGGACAAGAACAGTTTCAGGACTACGACTTCGAAGGTTCTGCCATGTCTGTCTTACTAGATGTCTTAGCATATAATACTCATTATAATGCCCTGTATAATAACATGGCTATTAATGAAATGTTTTTAGACTCAGCACGCAAGCGTAACAGTATTGTTTCTCTTGCTAAAATGCTTGGATATACACCACGTTCTGCATCATGTGCCAAGGCTATTGTGACAGTAACGGTTTCTGGTGGAGTTAACTCACCCTCTACAATCACATTACCTGCATACTCAGAATTTACCACTAATGTAGATGGAACTCAATACACGTTCTATAATACAGGTTCAGTAACTACTACTCGTTCTAATAACGTATATACTTTTACAAATTTAGAAATCACAGAAGGTCGCCCACTAAACTTTAAATATACGGCTTCTGCTGGTTCTCGTTACATTATACCAAACAGTAACGTAGACATCAACACTCTAAAAGTACGTATTCAAGAAAACCCAACTTCTTCTATGTATGAGACTTGGTCGAATACAGATTCTGTAGTCAACGCTACACCTGTTACTAAAGCGTTTTGGGTTAAAGAAATTGATGATGGTCTTTATGAAATCACATTTGGCGATGGTAATATCGGTCGTGCTTTAGATATAGGTAATGTTATTCACTTAGATTATTTTGTATCTAGCTTAGACGCAACCAATGGCGCTCGTGCATTCTCATATAATGGTGCAACAATTCTTGCTGGTGCCACAGTTACAGTAACAACTACTGGAATTGCATCAAATGGATCTGATAAAGAAGCAAATGACTCTATCCGTTTTAATGCTCCAAAATTCTATGCCGCACAGAACCGTGCGGTAACTCCAGATGACTATAAAGCTCTAATTTACGCTAACGTACCAGAAGCAAAGTCTGTTTCTGTTTGGGGTGGTGAAGATAATAATCCTCCTGTTTATGGTAAGACATTTATCTGTATTAAACCAAAAGATGCAACTAAACTGACTACAGTTCAGAAAGCTGCCATCACTTCTTCTATCCTTAGCAACCGTAACGTTGTTTCTGTTATCCCTCAAATTGTAGACCCAGAATATATTAACATAGCCCTCGATGTTACTGTTTATTTCAATGAACAAGATACATCTCGCACTGCTGCTGAAATTGCCACTTTAGTCCGTCAGACAATTATTTCTTACAACGATTCTGATTTACAAACATTTGATGGTATATTCCGTTTCTCTAAGTTAAGCAAACTTATCGATGAGACTGATCCATCTATTGTTAATAATATTACAACAGTACTGCTTCGTCGTAAGATGACTCCACGTTACAATGTGTCAGCGCAATATCTGTTGAATATGATTAACCCGATCTATTATTCTGGTGTGGCTGAAGAATCATTCCAGTCAACTGGATTCTACATTGCTGGTTCAGATCAAGTACATTATTTGGATGATGATGGTATTCGTTATGTGCGTTTGTATCGTCTCGGAACTAATGCTACTAAAATTGTCGTTAATGACCAAATTGGTACGATTGATTACTCTAAAGGTATCGTTGATATTAAGAACTTGCACATTACTGCTCTAGCAGATGTTGATTTTGAACTTTCTATCGCCCCACAATCTAACGACGTTGTTTCTGCCCTAACGCAAGTTGCAGAAATTGCACTAGACCACTTGAAGATTACTGCGATTGCTGATAAGACAGCATCTGGTGACTTACGTGGTGGATACAATTATCAGTTTACTTCTAGTCGCTCATAATGCTTACCAAGCCAAAGTTATCATCTCTGGTAGCGTCGCAGCTACCTGAATTCGTAAGATCAGATTATCCTGCGTTTGTATCATTCTTGCAAGCGTATTATGATTATCTTGGAACAACTCAACAGGACTTAGAAGATCTTCGAGATCTGGACAAGACCTTAGATTCATTCATTAGATATTTTAAAGATGAGTTAGCTTCTAAGCTACCTTATACTACAGTAGAACCTCGCTTCTTAATGGAGCATATCAAAGAACACTACGGTGCCAAAGGTTCTGAGGCTTCTTTTAAGTTACTATTTCGTATTCTATTCAATAAAGAAGTTACGGTTGAATATCCTGCCAAGCAGATGCTCCGTGCTTCTGATGGTAAGTGGAATCAAGACGTTTCTGTTTTCGTTAAGATTCTTACTGGTCATCCAAATGATCCAATCGGTAAGTTAGTTGACGTTGTCACACCAAACAAGATTATTCGTGTTCTAGTCGATCGTCGTCAATACGTTGAAGTTGAAATTGATCGTGTAGTTAACATTGCAGATAACGTTTACGAATATTACATCGATCGTCGATTCTTTGGTAATATTTCAGTCGGAGATAGACTTCGTTATCGTGATGACGCTGCTGGCACCTACTTTACTGGTGAGATTCTAGCCACAACATCGCAACTAGAGATTCAGAAACCTGGATCTGGTTTTAAAATTGGTGACTTATATAACATTAAGAACTTTGATGGATATGGTTCCATCTTGAAGATCTCTCGTGTCGATTCTAACGGTGGTATCGCACAAGGACAATTTATTAAGTATGGTGTCGGTTATACGACAGATTTTACAACTACAATTTCTGCTAAATCTGGTCAAGATGTTGCTGGAACAGCTGGTACTATTATTCAACGTATCGATACACCACAAATTGGTGGAACTCTATCTACATTGAGTATTAGCGAAAGACTAGATGGTTTTGCTGAATCTGGTACAATTAACACAGCAGACTATAACATGGCAGGTGTTGGTGAGACTGGTGGACCAGCACTAGACGGCACATTTGCTGGTTTGGTTCTACGTGAATTTGGTATCTCTAGCGTAGACTCTACTATCACAGATAACGATCCAGCGATTATCAAATGTTCTCTTGGACCTCTTGCAAAATATCCAGGTTACTACGTTAATAACGATGGCTTCTTAGATGATGCTATCTATATCCAAGATAGTCGTTACTATCAAGCATACTCTTATGTTATTAAGATCGATGAGGCTCTTGACTCTTACAAGACTGCAGTTAAGAATTTGATTCATCCTGCTGGTATGGCCATATTTGGTGAATATGATATTCGTAATGAATTTGATGTTAGTTTAGCTCTGGAATCATTAGTTAAGATTTTGGCGGTTACAGTTCAAGATGAAGTTACTATTGATGCTTTAACTGAGATTAAAGATTTTGGTAAGTATTTTGATGATCAGACAGCCAACTTTGACGGTGCAGTTGAAGGACATTATGTAACAATGGTAGAAACAGGATTGACTCTGGATGGAACCAGAACAATGCCATATCTAACATTGTCTAAACCTATTGATGGCACCAACTTAAATTATGATGGAAATGTCGAACCGCAGTCTATTTCATTAGCTGACGGTGGTGATGTGACTGATTCTACCAGAATAATGCCATATTTCGATACGGTAAAGGCGCTCACTCTAAATCACGTTATTAATGATGGAACTACAGTAGACTCTGAATCTGTATTCACTTTAGACACAGTTGGATCTAATGGATCTCGTACTGTTCCATATTTTGATCAAACTAAATTACTTGACGCAACCCATTTAAATTATGATTTAGCATATGATAATGAAACTGCTACAATGGTTGAACAAGCTATTGGATATGCTGGTGGCGCAACTAGAATTGGTGCTGATGTATTCGATTTTAACAAATTACTCGAAGCCAATCACTACTTAAATAATGGTAATGACCAAGATCTAGAACAAGTTGTTATGTCGGACACTGACGCAACAAGTCCTACAGACCTAAATAGAACGACACCAGCATTTGTTTATACGACCACTATAGATCCGACATACTATGGTGGTGACGATAATGCCGCAGCAGTAGACTCTGGCGGTTTACTTGAACTTAACCCATACGGAGAGGCTGGCTTCTTCTTAAATGATAGTGGGTTATATGTCGGCGAGGCAATTACAATCTAACAGGAGAATTATATGGAATTTCAACAACAAGACGACTTACTAGCTACAGGTGAAGTAAAGATCCAACTATTGGACGCAGCTGGTAATGTAAAAGAAGAACACAAAGTTAAGAACTTAGTTGTTTCTGCAGGTAAGACTTATATCGCTGCTCGTATGCAGGGATCATCTATCCCAACAGTTATGGGTTATATGGCTATCGGTACTGGTACTGCAACTCCAGCTGTAGGTAATACTACTCTAGGTGTTGAAGCTGGTCGTGTAGCATTAGCTTCTTTCTCATCTTCATCTAACCAAGTTACTGCTACAGCTACTTTCCCAGCTGGTACAGGTACTGGTGCCATTACTGAAGCTGGTATTTTTAATGCCAACTCTTCAGGTACAATGCTATGCCGCACAACTTTCCCAGTTGTTAACAAGGCAGCTGGCGACTCTATCGCTATCACTTGGGTTGTTACAGTAAGCTAATTTTTAGGTAAATTCAATGAGCTCATCTTCTTTACTGAAGTCTCCGCTACATAACTCTATTGCAGAGGCACTGTTCGATGAGATTCAGAACCGAAATGCCCGTTACTACTACTTTTTAGGAAGAACTGTTAATTGGGTGGACGATACAACTCCTCCATATCCAATTGATAGTTTCGACTATGAATTAAAAACACGTAACGAAATTATCACTCTAAAAGAAATTAAGAGTACAGACGTATCATTCGTCATTCCACGTGTAGACTGGGTTACTGGTCAAATTTGGGATATGTATGATGATCAGTACAGTGATGAAGTTCAAGGTATTAATCTAGTTTCAGGTGGATATGGGTATTCAGATCCACCTTCTGTCAGTATTACAGGTGGTGGTGGAACTGGTGCCGTCGCCGTTCCAACAGTACTTGATGGTGTTGTAGTTTCTATTGATATGGTTTCTCGTGGCAGAGGATATACTTCTACACCTACAGTAACAATTACAGGTGGTGGTGGCGAAGGAGCATCAGCTTTAGCTACAACTGCTATTGCATACTCAGGTGCTCAAAGATTAGAAGACATTAACTGTGTCGTTATGACAGACGAGTACAACGTGTACAAGTGTCTGGACAATAACAACAATGCTATTTCTACTTACAAGCCAATCGGAACTGTTGTAGATCCAGTTAATATGCCAGACGGGTATATGTGGAAATACTTGTATAGTATTCCAATCGCCCTGCGCAACAAATTCTTAACTGATGTTTACATGCCAGTTGTGAACTCTATCCGTTCTCAGTTTTACTCCAATGGTGAGATTTTAAACGTTGTTTTAGAAAACAGTGGACAAAACTACACATTCGCATCAATCTCTGTATCTGGTGACGGGTATCGTGAATCTGATCCATTATTATTACAGAACGTTCAAATTTCTGCGCCTGGAACTGGTTATACTTCAGGTGCTACTATCACTATTGCTCCTCCATTTGCAGGTGCAAACTCTTGGACAAATGGTGTCGGTATTCTATTGGGTCAAAAAGTTGAGTATAACAACAACTTGTATGAAGCTACAGTTTCTGGAACTCTCGCTTCTCCAGCACCGACCCATAAATCTGGTATAGTATCAAATGGCACTGCGTCATTAAAGTATATTGGTACTCGTGCTACTGGAACAGTAAACGTATCTTCAGGTGCAGTTACTGGTATTACACTAAATGGTTCTGTTTTAGATGTTAACATTACGAATCCAGGTTCTGGATATACTTCTGCTCCATCTATAACATTAACTGGTGGTGGGGGTAACGGATTCGTTGGTGCTGTTGTGATGAATGGTACTGGCGTTCAGAAAGTTTATGTTTCTGATTCTGGTGAATTGTATACTTCTATTCCTACTGCCAACTTTGGTACACAGTGGGCACCATCTACTACATATACAGTTGGCACACAAATATTTTATTCTAGCCGTTTATACACAGTAACATCTCAAGGAACAACTAGTACTGTTGCGCCGACACACACAAGTGGTGCAGCAACCAATGGTACTGCTACACTGACATATGTTGGGTCACCAGCCACAGGTACTGTTGTTTTAAAGTACGGGTCAGGTTACTCGACTTTACCAAATATTCAAATCCAACCAGTTTCTGGTGGAGCAGGTGCAACTGGTTATTTCGTCGGTCTTAAGTCTGAAGCTAAGTTGATTCCAATTATCTCAAATGGACAGATTGACAGCGTGCAAATCGACAATGGTGGTGTTGGTTATACTTACGCCAACTTGGTAGTGCAAGGAGATGGTACCAATGCTGTTATTTCAGCTGACTTGTCTCCAGGTGATATCAATACTATGCAAGCAAACACAGAGTTGTTGACTCCAGATGGTCGTGTCATGGCGTATCCAGTGATTTCTGGTGGGTTTGGTTACGGTGAAAACCCAACTATTACTATTGATGGAGATGGTCAAGGCGCAACGGCTACTGCTATCATTGAAGGTGGTGCCGTTAAGAAATTAGTCGTTGGAGGTTATGGTACTGGATATCGTTGGGCTACTGTCACAATTTCTGGTGGTGGGTTTGGAGCTAAGGCTCGTGCTATCATGGCACCATTCGGTGGGCATGGTAAAGATCCAATTACTGGTATGTTTGCTAGAACTCTTATGTTCTATACTAATATTTCTAAAGACACCAACCAAGGATTTAACGTTAACAACGATTTCCGTCAGTTAGGTATTATTAAAAACCCTCGTCAGTTTGGACAGTACGGTAACCTAAAAACAGCACTTGCTTCTGCATGTTATGTAGTCACAGGTTTTGTTGATACAGCAGCATTTAAACCAGATATGTTGTTGACTGTTGGTGATTCTGCACGTCGTTTCCGTATTGTTTCTACTACAACTACTGGTATGTTGATACAATCACTAGATAACTATGCCCCAGTTGTTGGAACTGTATTTGTTAATCCTACTGGACAAACATTCGCATGTTCTGGAGTTACTCCTCCAACTGCAGATAAGTATTCTGGTCATATCTTGTTTATTGATAACAAACAAGCGTTTACGCCTACAGCAGACCAAACAGTTACATTAAGAACTGTTATAAAATTCTAATAAATAAAGAATAACATTTAAAGAAGAGTATAAGAATGATCGATTTCAATACCGAACCGTATAATGATGATTACGATGAGAACAAAAAGTTCTATCGTATTCTGTATCGTCCATCGTTTGCGGTTCAGGCTCGTGAACTTACTCAGATGCAGACCATTCTGCAGAATCAAATTTCTCGTCATGGTGATGCGATTTTCAAACAAGGTGCGATGGTAATCCCAGGTCAGTCATCTGTTGAGACTATCACACAACCAAATAAGGGCGCAGATTACGTTACTCTACAATCAGTTTATAATGGTGTAGCAGTTCAAACGTTTGTATCTTCTCTTAAGGGTAAGACGATCATTGGTTCTTCTGGTGTAACTGCTGAAGTTGTTGTAGCACAAGACGCAGAAAACACAGACCCAACTACACTGTATATTCGATATACAACTACTGGCAGCAATAACACAACTCAAACATTTTCTAACTCTGAAGTTATTACTACTGAAGATGGAACTTATTCTTTTCAAGCTTCTACTTCTAATGCTGTTGGTAAAGGTTCTTTAGCTACCATTAAACGTGGCGTTTACTACATTAACCAACACTTTTGTTTAGTTGAAGAACAGACTATTGTTCTGGACAAATATAGTAATACACCTTCTTACCGCATCGGTTTGAGCGTTAATGAATCTATTGTCACTCCAGAAGAAGATGAGACATTGCTAGATAATGCTCAGAATAGCTATAACTTTGCAGCTCCTGGTGCTCATCGTTTCTATATCGACTTAAATTTAACCAAGTTAAGCATTGACAGCACCAGCGATGAAGACTTCATTGAACTTATCCGTGTTGTAGATGGTAAGATTAAGACTATCGTTGATAGCACTGCATACTCTATGCTCGGTGATGAATTGGCTCGTCGTACATATGATGAATCTGGTGATTATACTGTTCGTGAATTCTCTATTGACGTTCGTGAACACCGCAATAATGCCCGTGGTGCTTGGGCTCAAAACACAGCATACCTAACTGGTGATATTGTTACTAGTGGTGGTAATACATATGTTGCTAAACTAAGTGGTACATCTGTTACTACTGCTCCAACGCACACTTCTGGTACTGCATATGATGGTCCAGGTTCTACTGGTATTAAATGGGAATTTGACGTAACACCAGCGTATAACCGTGGTATCTACACAGATGGTTCTGAGTCTAAACTTGCTATCGGTTTAGAACCAGGAAAAGCATATGTTCGTGGCTATGAGATTCAAAAAGATTCTACAACTTATGTAGCTGTCGATAAAGCACGTGCATATGATCAAGCTCTAAACAGTATCATTCAACCCACTGTTGGTAACTATGTGTTAGTCACCAATGTCAATAACTTACCTCCTCTTGACACATGCGATATTATCTCGTTGCGTGATCAAATAACAGGTTCTTCTGTTGGTACTGCTGCTGGTAACCAAATTGGTACTGCTCGTGTTCGTTTCATGGAATGGCATAGTGGTGCATTGTTTGGTTCTACTGCTGTTTACAAATTAGGTTTGTTTGATATTCAAATGAATAATGGTAAAGATTTTAACCGTAGCGTTAAATCTTTCTTCTATAGCGTTTCAAGTGCTGATGCTAACCTCAGCTTTAGTTCTGACATCAATGCAATTTCCACTACATTAGTTGGATCTGTCACCGCTTCTTCTACATCATTAACTGGTACTGGCACTTCATTCCAAACTGATTTGATCTCTGGTGATTATATTGTTGTTGATGGTACTATGATTCGTATTACTGGAGCACCATCATCTCAAAATGCTGTTGCAATCACAACTAGCTCTTTCACTGGTAAAGCATACTCTTTAGCAAGTACTCAGTTACTAGAAGCTAACAACTCTAGCTTAGTATTCTCTTTACCTGATTATGCTATCCGTTCTGTTCGTGGCGCTGGAACTTCTGGTGTAAACAACACAACATATATCTGTTATCAGAAATTTACACAAACTGCTTCTGGTGTTACAGTTAACTTGTCTACATCGGGAACATTCTCTTCTGCTTCTGGAACTACAAACTATATCGTAGTTGACAATGATGCAACAGCTGGTGGTGCTATTATTAACCCAGTTTCTATCGTTGCTGTTGGTTCTACATGTACCATTACTGTTCCATCTGCGCAGTCTGGCCGTTCTATCACAGTAATTGCAGCAGTTATTCGCAATGGTTCTGGTTACGAAAAAACTAAAACTCTCACATCTGCTACTGAAACATTTACTACAGCTGCAGCAGCACAAGCTGCTATTGTCTACCTAGATAAAGCTGACGTATTCCGCATCGTTTCTATCAAGACAGCGCCATCAGCAGCGTTTGGTACAACACCAGCTTCTAATGCATATACTCAAGATATCTCTGATCGTTATGAGTTTGATAATGGCCAGCGCCAAAGCCATTATGATTGGGGTCGATTAAATCTAATTCCATCGTTTACTGCACCATCTAATCCAGTGCAAGTTACATACGAATACTTTGAGCATGGTGTCGGTGATTACTTTGATATCAACTCTTATAGCAACGTAGACTATAATCAAGTTCCAGCAGTATTGCGTGACTCTCTAGATTTCCGCCCACGTGTTGCAAACAAGTCTGCTGGTACTGCCAAGAACTTTATTTCTACTGGTGGTTCTATCACTGGTATTCCAAAGCGTGGCGAAAGCGTAACATCTGATTACAGCTACTACCTAGCACGTAAAGATAAAATTGCTCTGGATTTTAACGGCAAGTTCTTTGATATCACTGGTGTTCCATCTACACATCCAGGTGATCCACAAGATCCAGCGTTGGGTATGGTTCTATACAACCTAACTCTTGAGCCATATACATTCTCTACTTCTTCTGATAGTATTGCTGTTCAAAAGATGGAGAACAAGCGTTACACAATGCGTGATATCGGAAAACTAGAGTCTCGTATCAACAACCTTGAATATTACACTTCTCTTTCTCTATTAGAGCAAGAAACACAGTCTATGAAAATCACCACAACTGGTGGTCTAGATCGTATGAAGAATGGTTTCGTTGTCGATAACTTCAGCGGTAACAATATTGGTAACAGCAAGTCTAAAGACTACTTCTGCTCTATTGATATGGAGAAGAATCAACTTCGCCCATTCTACACTTCTTACAACGTTAATCTACTAGAGAAAAACTCTAACTCTGGTCAACGTGCTGCTTCTAACTATCAGTTGAATGGTGATATTATCACTCTTCCAATTATCAATACTCCAGTATTGATAAAGCAAGACTACGCTTCTCGCTTAGAAAACATCAACCCATTTGCTATCTACACATTCTTGGGTAACGTAGAAATCAACCCACCATCTGATGATTGGTTTGAAACTACACGTATGCCTGACCTAGTGCAGCAAGTAGAAGGCAACTATAACACTATCAAAGACCTAGCAACTCGTGCTGGTATTATCGGCGATGCTGGTTTTGGTACTGTGTGGGGTGCTTGGCAGACTGAATGGTTGGGTACTGCATTTTCTACTGGTATTCAAACTCTGGAAGCTGACCGTCGTTACGGTGACGGTGGCTCTGCACTTGATGCTCAGTTTGGTCTTGGACCAGATGCATCTGGTTGGGCACATCGTGTAGTTAAAGTTGAAAATCTAGCACAAGCAGTCGGACAGTCTCGTACTGGTGTTAAGACTTCTTTAGCAGTTAAAACTGACTATGAAACTGTTGCAGACCGCACTGTTTCTACTGCTGTTATCCCTTACATTCGTTCTAGAAACATCTTGGTACAGACTAAGGGTCTAAAACCAGCCACTCGTTTCTATGCATATTTCGATGACATCGATGTTAGTGCCTTTGTGACACCTTCGGTCAAGTTAGTATACACAGCAGGTTCTGGTATATTTGACTTTTCTACCAACGTTGGTGGATCAGCTTCTGAAACTAAACGCCGTATTGGTGGTGATTCTCAGGTTTGTTTGAACCGTGGTGATGTTATATCTAACTCATTAAATACTGCATCTGCGGTTGTTGTCGGTAAGTTTATTGATCCAGATACTGGTGCTCTGACTCTTGAGTTGGCAAACGTTATCGGCACATTTGCCAATGGACAAACATTCACAGGTTCTGTTTCTGGTGCTTCTGGTACTGTTGTTTCAATTACATCACCTACGACTCTAATCACTAATAAAAACGGTGAATTAAACTTCTTGTTTGAAATTCCAAACACAGATGCTATCCGTTTCCGTACTGGTGCTCGTGAGTTGAAACTAATTGACGCTTCTACTTCTACTGGACAATGGACTTCACGTGGTCGTGGTATCTATCGTGCTGAAGGTGTTCTTGAAACTAAACAAGCATCTGTTAACGCTGTCCGTAATGCAGAGTTGGTTAAAGAAATCATCGGTCCAAACGACGATCCAGCTGCTCGCCAGACAATCTATCAAGGTGCTGGCAGCCGTGTAGTTTCTGATACTGGTTGGTACGATCCACTGGCGCAATCTTTCTTGGTCGAGCAAAAAGGTGGAGCATTCTTGACTAGCGTTGATATTTTCTTCGCCTCAAAAGACGATCGTATTCCTGTTACATTAGAAATCCGTGAGATGGTAAATGGAACACCTGGAAAGAACGTGCTTGCTTTTAGCCGCACTACTCTCAACCCATCTCAAGTTAGCTTGTCTTCTAATGTAGTTTCTCTAGATGGCGCAGATTACCCATCTTACGATACACCTACTAAGTTTACGTTCAAGACTCCTGTTTACGTTCAAGACAATACTGAGTACTGCTTTGTTCTTCAGTCTGACTCTAACAACTACAAAGTTTGGATCTCTAACGTTGGTGATACAATCCCAGGAACTTCTGGAAGAACTATCTCTGAGCAACCATACGCTGGTGTTTTGTTCAAATCACAGAACGCATCTACATGGACTCCAGATCAAAACCAAGACATTAAGTTCACTATTTACCGTGCTCAATTCGACACTAGCGTTGTCGGTAACATTAGCTTCGTTAATGATGTATTGCAATATGACAATATCGAAGTTGATCCATTCCAAATCGTAAGCGGTTCTACTACAGTTCGTGTGTGGCACTATGATCACGGTATGTACTCTGGTTCACGTGTTAACATCAAAGGTGTTGCTGATGCGATTAACGGTATCCCTGCAGCTGAGTTGAACGGTGACCATGTTATTTCTAATGTAGACGCCAACAGCTATACAATCACAACTACTACTGCTGGTACATCTAGTGGTTACGGTGGCGGTTCTGCAGTTATGGCCACTCGTAATGTATCTTACGACATTATCAACCCATCTATCCAGATGCAGACTTTCTCTGATACTAAGTCTAGCTTCTCTATCTTGACTTCTTCTGGTAAAGCTATTGATGGTTCTCAAACACCATATGTTGCTGATACCACATACACTCCATGTTTAGTTAAAGAGAATAACTTCTTCTATTCTCCACGTGTGATTGCATCTGAGATCAATGAAAATATATTGATGGGCGGTAACAAGTCTGTGACGTTCTCTGCTCAGATTTCTACTACTAACGATGCGGTTTCTCCAGTTATCGATACTGCTCGCACTAGCTTGGTTGCTATCTCTAATAAGATTAACCAACCTACCGAAGCAAACACTAACGTGGCTGCTCTAGATTCTAAATCTATCGTCTCTGGTTCTACTAACTGGGCATTCACTGCAACTGGCTTTAGCTCTACAAACGCTACGATCCGTGGCTCCATGGCTGCTATTGGTATCGGTCGTTACGTGACTATCTCTGGTTCTGCCACTACAGCAGGCAACTTGGGAACATTCTTAGTTACTGGTTTCACAGACGATGGCACTACTGCTACGATCACTCTAAGCGGATTCTCTGGAACTGCAGAAACTGCTCTTTCTGGTTCTGTGGTATCTGTTCGTGAGTTGTTCTTCGACGAAATTACACCAGAAGGTTCTTCTTCTCTTGGTAAGTATGTAACTACACCTATCAAGTTTGCAAACTCTTCTACATACCTACGTGTTCGTTTTGCAGCTAATATCCCTTCTGAAGCTACAGTAAAGGTGTTCTACAAGACCAGTGTTGGTGATACTAAGCAATTAGCGGCGACTAAATATACACAGATGAATCCAGATTCTACTATCGTTAAGGTGGAAAATGGTAACCCTTCTTTCTCAGATATCGATTTCACGTTAACTGGTTTAACACCGTTTGATGGTTTGGTAGTTAAAATTGTTCTGCAGTCTACAAACAGCTGTGCGGTTCCAATCGTTAAAGACTTGCGAGTTATTGCCTGCCCATAATGACTGATTTTTTGAAGGTGATAGGACATGATGGTTTGGTTAGAGACTCCTCTAGCGGAGCTATCATAAACACAAACAGAACTGAGTACGAAGAATATATGGTTCGTATGAGAGAAGCTGAACAGCGTGAAAACGCTATTTCTCAACATACAGTTGAGATAAATAACATAAAGAACGAATTGCAAGACATAAAATCGTTAATTCTTCAACTCTTGAACAAAGATTGAACTAAAGGAAATCTAA